CCTTGAGATTTCTTAGAAACTTCATTCTCATCAAATGCCATGCTTATCTTCCTTATTAAAAATATACCAATCCCACGCTTGTTTAATCATGTCTTCAAGTTTTTCTTCATACTCGAACCCTGTTTCCTCAATAAATTTAGATGGGTCACATAATAAAATAGCAGGGTCTCCTTGTCTAGCTTCGCCAATATCATATGGCACATCAAGTCCAATAACATCTTCAAATGTTTCTATCATTTCAAATACTGATGTACCTCGCATACTACCCATATTAAACGTATGGCATCCATGATGGGTATCCATATATTTTGCTGCATGGAAGTGTGCTCGACAAATATCATTTACGCTGATATAGTCTCGAATAGCCGAACCGTCTTCGGTATCCCAATTAGATCCAAACACTGTTAGATTACCTGGACCGTCATATGCAGCATCCATTATTCTTGGAATGATATGTGGGTAATCTATAGGTTGGCCAACATCCCCGTACGAACCTGCTACACAAAAGTATCTGAATACCGTAGATGAAATACCTTTTGAAACAAGCTCTGCAAATAATTGTTCAGCCATGAATTTACTACGGCCATATGGATTTGGTGATTTCTTAGGGGAATCTTCTTTGAGGTGAGACTCAGACAAGTCATATACAGCAGCAGTGCTTGAGAATACAATTTGACCTTTACGTTCTTGCCACCCTCTTTTAAGGAGGTTATCTAACATGGCAGATGTATTACCAACATTGTTTGTGTAGAATTCAAATGGATCTTTAACACTTAGTGGAACAGACGCCGATCCTCCTAAGTGGAATACCGTCTTGATATTATATCGTTCACATATGACAGCAAAATGTGGGTCTTGATACTCACATGCTAAAGCAACATCCACATATTTTTGTTCAGCATATTCTCCATATGCTTTATCACACCCTAGTACATTCAATCCACGTTGCTTACAATGTTTGGCAAGAACTGAACCTATGTAACCAGCTGATCCGGTTATAGCTACCCAATTAGACATCATACTTCCCACTAGTAATGGTGGTCATTTCATTAATGTTATCATAATGTAATCCTTCATTACCATTTTGGCCAACAATATCGATACGCCATTCATCTGATACGGACCCAAAATCTACGGCTCTTGCAATAGATTCTTTTTCATATACTCTTTTACGCAATTCTGTTGAACTAAATCTATGATCTCTACGGTTATACCAAATCTTGATTCCTCTATCTTCACAAATACCTTTGCCTGTGAATGGAGCATCGCGATATTCTTCCCCAATAATTCGAACGTCAATCTGTAGTATTTCAAGGAGATCTTCCAAGTCAGACTCTGTCTCATAGACATAGATTTCGTCAATCAAAGAACATGCCTTCAATTGAACTTGTCGCTCTACTAAAGATTGTACAGGGGAATTTTTATTAGTCCTATCAATTGATGGATCTACATGTAGACCTACAATTAGACGGTCACATACATTTTTAGCTTGAGTAAGCATATCAATGTGACCAGCATGGAACAAATCAAATGTAGAGCACGTAAACCCTACAGTATAACCATAATCACTCATATCAATTAATCCTATTAAATTACTGCTTCAAATGACTTAATATTATCCCACTTAAACGATCTCCATTGTTGTTTATCAATATCAAACACTGGAAGAATATCATCGTTTTTAGGTTTAGTTTTATCTGTCTTTTTTTCGTACGTCACAACGTGTTCTTTACGAAGCGAACATGACATTTCGCGAATTGATCCATCAACTTTTTCAAATGTTACTTTAACAATCCCATCTTCCAATAAGCTGATTAAATGGTCTTTACTTTCTTGCGTTTCAAAAAAACTCATAATTTAGTCCTCTATAATATATATTACTTCTTCAAATCACGGCTAATACCATAAGCTTCTTTTGATAGCTTAAGTACGCGGCCATTAACCTTTACTACATAAAATGAATTGCCGTCAATGACTTCCTCATTAATAATGTCACCTACGTACGTCATTTCATTAAGTTTACTTTTAAAATATACGTTCTCTTTGACCTTATATAATGGTCTACGAAATGTACTATTCTGTTGGTTGTTTCTCATTTAATTCTGTTTCCGATCTTATAACCATGTTCTCATATGGTATATTCCATCTTTCTCCGACAATAGTCAACAGGTCATCCATATTTTCTGATTGACCTAAAAAGACGTCATCTATATCCCATGCATAGTATTGCGTTTTAGTCGAGTTGTATTGAATTTGGATTGGAAAAATCCAATCATCTGCTTCTTCATATTCTTTTTTAAGTTTAATATATTCTTCTACAAAAGAAAAGATAAAAAATAATACAATGTATAGAATAGGAATTGCAATAATAACTAATAATATTTCAACTGAATTCATTCAATGGACCCATACTTACAAACATAATAACTATCAATAAGATCCGATGACGGGTTCCATTGTTTATCTGTTAATGATAGCATATTTTTAATATTAAGTCCAGTCTCTTTGATAAAGAATTCTTGCATCATTTCTTTATTGGCATTCCCTTTGCCTGTAGCCGTTTTCTTGACTACTGTAGGAGGAACTGTGTTTATTTCAATATTATTTTTCCATAACAAATACTTAAGTACCCCAGTGTTTTCCGCTATATGAAAAACTCTGCCTGTAGATCCATAACTGTAATCTTCAAGATATATTTTGGTTATTTTGTTTTCTAATAGTGTTGATATGATCCAGGTTGATATATTTTCATACCGCTCATATTGTGTAGTGTATGATGGAAATATCTTACCTGAGATTTGAGGAGTGTTGATAATTCTTTTAGGAATATCAGCTAGGTAGCTAAATGTGCATTTTTCAATAGTAAATTCCGTATTACCATGAAAAATGCACATAGCAGGGGATGTTAATGATAAATCAATACCCGCATAAGCCATTAATCTTCTTCGTCTTCATCCTCAGATTCATCATCGAAAAGATCTTCCTCTTCTTCTAGAGACTCTGATTCAATATCACTACCGCAGAATGGACAAAATTGAATTTCTTGTTCTAAACTATCTACTTGTGTTACAATAAACTCCGAGTCACAGTTGAAGCAATAAATCGGATCGTTTTCCATATACTCGTCTATTTGCACCATTTTTTTCTCCTTAAGCCCAGACGTCTTTCCAATCACCAGATAATGCTCCTTTAGCATAATCGGTGGCGCGATTTTCAAAAAAGTTTGTATGGGTTGGTGCGTTAATCATTTCTTCAACCCATGGTAGAGGATTTCTTTTTACTTTAAATATTCCTCTCATACCTAGCGATATCAATCGACGGTCAGCAATATATCGAATATATTGTTTTACATCAGCTGATGTCAGTCCAGGCATGTCTCCCATGTTAAAAGCAAGGTCGATAAAGTTATCTTCTAATTCAACCATTTTTTCTGCAATGGTATAAATTCGTCCCTTTAATTCATCATTCCAAATTTCTTTATTCTCTTCTATATAGGTTCTAAACAATTTGATCATATTTTCAGCATGCATCGTCTCATCAACGATAGACCATGTTACAATCTGACCCATCCCCTTCATCAAACCATGGCGAGGAAAATTGAGAAGCATAATAAAGCTACTAAACAACTGCATTCCTTCAGTGAAAGCGGAGAAGACCGCGATATGAGTTGCAGTAGATTCAAGATCACTATTATTAATACTAATGTCTGTAAGATAGTCATGTTTGTCTTTCATTTCATGATATGCCATGAATTCATTATATGTTGTATCTGGTAAACCAATTGTTTCAATAAGATGACTATATGCAGCAATATGTAAGGCTTCTCTTGCAGCAAACCCCATTAACATCATTCTAATTTCAGGTTGTGGAAAATGAGGTAGATAATTATTAACATACCCTCCAGCCACATCAATATCACCTTGAGTAAAAAATCTAAAAATATGAGTTAAAAATTGCTTTTGCGATGGATTGAGTTTTTTCTTCCAATCACTAACATCCTCGAGCATTGGTACTTCTGTATGTAACCAATGAGATTGCTCATGTTTTAACCATGCATCATATGCCCATGGATAGTAGAAAGGCTTGAACGCGTCACGGGTATCCGTTAATTTTGTTTTAGGTGTCATGTTTTATTATTTCTTATTAGGGGCTACATACTTGTCATAAGCTGTAGTCCAATCAGTTGAGATTTCTTTTTGTGCTTGTTCTTCTGTAATTTTACCATCACATATCATTTTTTTCATCTTATTCTCTAAATCATCTTTCATATACGCGTTATATGGTTTTGTAGTATATGACTGTGGCCAAAGATTCTTAGGATCATTTGATCCTCCGAGCTGCAATGATATAAGATGATCAATTTCAAAACGGTCAGATTTACGGTCAATCTTATAATTGTCATAAATCTTTTGTTTTAATGATTCAGGTACATTTCGAACTTTATTGCCATGAGCATCAATCCCTGCCGTATATCCCACATTACATATTACTACTTTTGTAGCCTCTGGATTGATATCACCAGGGGTCATTGTAGGATCAGGTTTTTGTGGTGTTGCTGCAAGTGATAGACTTGCTATAAGAGTTAAAAGTAATAACGAGTATTTCATATTGTATTCTTTCTTTGATTGTTAGTATTTTCCATCAGTTTTCATCCATCCCTTGCCTTTATATTGTACAAATTGATTTGATCCAGCATGATATCTGTCTACTGGGCCCATTCTACAACTTGGACATTCGCTTGGGTGTGGGTCATTAATATGTTTGGTTACTTCAAAAATTTTACTACAACTTGCACATATATAATCGTATGCAGGCATTTTACTTCCTATCTAATTGGCCAATGCTTGTTATATTTTTCATAGTAAAACATTAACTCATATTGGTTATCATCATAGTATTCAGCTACGTAATCTGACTTAGTAATACTGTGTATATTTTCACACATAGATACTAATGTTATATTTTGACGTTCATAGCCAAATTCGTTGATTAAGACGTCTAGAATCCACTTCCAATTACTTCCTCTAATTATTCCAGCTTCCACTAATATTAATTTATCGTACATAGTTATATCATGTTTTTGCTTCCTGAGCTCAGGTGCATACCAATCAATATCTTCGTCAGGATAAGGAACGTTGACAGGGATCAAACTTAATATATTCCCATTCATACTCCAACCATGAGCTAGATGCATTGCTACAGTAGCACTATAGTCTGGACTTATCATTAGTACAGCTGTATTATCGGGTGTATGGTTTTCAACGTTCACGATAGATTGTAAACGTTGAATCAATTCCCATTCACGTTCTCTTGTAATAAAATGAAGTGGTCTACGGTCCATTATCCCTCGCACGCTAAACAGATATCACCATCTGCAAGTTGCTTCAAATCAATCTCTTCAATAACTTGACGCTCGATACGCTTAGCTACTTTATCCGCTTTACCAATCTTTTCAGAACGGCAATAATATAATGTTTTCAATCCTTGTTTCCAAGCCATGAAGTGAATAGCATGCAAATATTTAATGTTTACGTTTGGACGGAAAAATAAATTAAGTGACTGTGCTTGATCAATATATTGTTGACGATCTGCAGCATGTTGAATAACCCATCGCTGATCAATCTCCATAGAAGTTTTAAACACATCCTTAGTATATTTGTCCATCCAATCAAGATGTTGTACTGATCCGTCATTAGCAATGATAGAAGACCAAATTTCAGCTGAATAATCTTTACCTTGTTCTTCACAATACTCTTGAATAACTTTATCCAAGTGTTTGTTTTTATTTAAGAACGCTCCTGACAATGTATCTTGACGATAAGCATTTGCACGGTACGGTTCAATGCTTGGTGATGTATTGCCCATAATAATGGAGCTTGATGCATTTGGAGCAACAGCCATTACATGGCAGAAACGTTGGCCTGTACCTACAGCATCTGGCGCTTCTCCACGTTCTGCACCTAGCTCGAGATTAGCTACATCTAATTGTCCTCTAATATGCTTAAATATTTTTACATTGGCACTGACAGCTAATGATGTTTCCCAAGGAATATTTTTCTTCTGTAGGTATGCATGGAAGCCTAAAGCTCCAACACCAATCGATCTTTCTCGGTTAGCTGAATGGCGAGCTCTTGAAATAGTATCCGGTGCATTACTAATAAAGTATGAAAGAACGTTATCTAACATTTCAGCGATATCACGTAAAAATAATGGATTGTCTTTCCACTCGTCAAAATATTCAAGGTTGACTGAAGATAGGCAACAAACCGCTGTACGATCTTTATCTGTTGGTAGAATGATTTCAGAACATAAGTTTGATTGACGTACTTTAAGACCAAAACGCTTTTGGCATTCTGGCAAATGACGGTTTGATGTATCAATAAAATGTAGATATGGCTCACCAGTTTGCATGCGCATTTCTAAAATGCGTTGCCACAAATCTCTTGCTGATACCTTGTCCTTAACTTCGTTGTTATGAGGATCTCTTAATTCCCAGGTATCATCAGCATTTTTATCTAACATACAGTTTTCTACTAGTTGCATGAAGTCATCTGTAATATTGATACCGTGATGCAAGTTCTGTGTGCGCATGTTAGGATCGCCAGTTGGTTTGCGCATCTCCAAGAAAATTAGAATATCGGGGTGGCTAATGTCCAGATAAGCAGCATAACTGCCACGACGAGTGCGACCTTGACGATAAGCCAAGCTAGATGCATCATAAGTCCTAAGATGAGGCATAACGCCCACAGACTTATCATCAGTACTACGAATCCCAATACCAATTCCAATTCCGCCTCCTAACATTGATAGCCAATTGACTTCGGAAAGACAATCGACCAAACCTTTAGCACTATCGTGCAAATAAGGGAGAAAACAAGAAATAGGAAGGCTACGCTCACTACGGCCAAAAGAAAGAATAGGAGTACTATATGATAACCAATGGCTGCTAGCATACTCATAAAGTCTTTGAGCGTGCTCAGGATTTGAGCTAAACTTACTTGAAACATATGCAAACCTTTCTTGTGGAGACTGCTCACTGTCAGACATATACGA